ATGCCAGCATAGATGGCACCCACGGTGATTGCCCCGCTCGCTCCTGGCTGGTTCATCAGGAACACATCCAGCCCACCCATCCTGATAGTGATCACATTGGGGCTGTTCTCGCCAGTGCTGACGGCGGCCAGGCGCAGGGCCACTGAGAATGGGCCTGTGAACATGGTTGGCGGAAGCGACAGGATTGCCTCACGGTTTGGGCCTTCCTCCTGGACAACATTGCCCATGCCATCCATCAGCGGCGTTGGGTCGCCCCACTCGCTCACCCACGGCAGCTCAGCCCCTACCCCCGCATTGCGCCCGGCAATACGGCTACCCGCAGGCCCGCCAAAGTCAGCTTCTACCAACAGCGTCATGGCCGCCCTTACATGCTGGCCGGCACCGTGGCGCTTGCAGCGTCAATGGTGAGCGGCGCGCCGTTGGCAATGGCCAGGCTGCTCAATGCCAGGTCGGCGCTCGGGTCCGAGACCAAGCCTACTTTGCCCTGCATGCGGATGCGGGTGTTGCTCAAGGTGCCATCATCATCTGGCGCTTGGTAGCGGAAGAACGTGGGAGTGCCCGAGGCTACTGCTACAGCTGACCAGACATCGCCCACCACCTTGGACACCGAGCCATTGGCCGGGGCGCTCCAGGCGAGCGGGTCACCGGTGCCGTTCAGGCTGTAGGTGGCCAGCAACGTGGCGCTGTCGAGCGCGGCGTCGGCCGTGGCAGGGATGCTGCCGGCATAGATCATCAGCACGCAGCCATCCATGATGGGGGCAGACGGTGCTGCGTTCAGCGCGCCGCCTGCTGCAGCATTGCGGTATCCAGTGGAAAAACTAACCGTCATGTGACGCTCCTTGGGGTTCGGGTTAAACGGCGTTGGCGAGCAACAGGCTCACCGGGATCTTGACCACGTCGCCCGGGCCATAGGTGCGGGGCGATGGCAGGCGCTGGTAGCACAGCAAGATTCCGGTGCTCGATCCCTTGCCTGCGCTGGACATCAGGGCGAAGCCGGAGACGGCTTTCTGAGCGCTCAGCGTGACAGTCGCCACCCCGCCGGAGTTGCTGGTTGCACCGCCGATGGCCGCCGCTTCCTTGAACTCCTGCCGGGTGGTCTCGGCATAGGCCGTGATCTCCGTCGCCCGGCTGCCGATGTTGGCCGCCGTGTCGTCCTCTTGAGAGTCGTAGTCGCCCTCAAACAATGCGATGTACCAGGTGGGCACCTGCGTGCCGCCGTGGACGCCGACATCCATCAAATAGTCGCGGCCCTGGGCCGGGAAGTTCAAAGACATGGTTCAATCCTCTCGAAGTTCTTCAACATCAAACCGGGCGGCAATGATGTGGGTCTCGCCGTCCTGGTCCCGCACCAGCGTTGCGCCTGACTCAGCCCTGCCAAACTGCAGCGCGTCATCCTGGGGCGCGACCACAATCCCGCCTGGCTTGGCCACAATCACCCCCAGCTCGCTTTGCCAGTAGCTGGCCTGCTCCTTGGGGTCATAGGCGAGAGAGCCCGGCATGGCGCCAAAGGGCAGCACCACCACGGGTGCCGAGTTCAGCGGGTCGCCAGCGATCCAATAGGTTTTGTCGGCGCAGATGTAGACGCCGTCCTCACATGGCGCGATGACCGACACATCGCCGGGGAAAAGGATAAAGGCCCGGCCCAGGTTCACCCGGCCGTATTCGTAGGGCTCGCTCACATAGACGAAGCGCCCTCGCCCCACCATCAGCGAGCCGCGATAGTGGGCGATGGCCCGGCCCGCCGGCATGGTCTTGTGCATGAGGGTGCCGCATGCAGCGCCCGTGTTGCCCAGGCTCAGGTAGTCGCCGGGGGCGATCTCGTTGAAGATCTCGCCATCTGGCCCAGTGGCGTAGACCAAGGTGTTGGAGGTCAGTCCCGCAATGGCAACACCACCACCGTTTGGCAGGAGGATAGCCTGGGGCTCGGTCGTTGGCGATTCGCCATCAGGTCCCAGGGCGGTGAACAGAACCTGGTAGCGTCCGGGCGGCAGGCTGCCACCGGTGGCGCTGGCTACGGGCACTGGGTTAGGGACAGGCGTTGCGATGCCGCGCGCCGATGCACCGGCCAGGCGTCCTATCTGGTTGCCGTTGGACCAGTACACCATGCCATCGGGCAAGCGGGCGTACTGCACCGGGGCCAGGCCCACGCCTGCTACAAGCGTGGTTTGCACCAGGCTCCGGACGTTGAGGTGCACCAGATCACCATCGCGCACCATGTACGCGTCAGCCTTGTCTGCCCAGACGGAATGGCAGTCACCCGCCAGCTTTGCAGCAGCGCCGCGCCGGCGCCGGATGAATCCATTGCTGGTCAGGTCGATGTTTTTAGCCACCTGCAGCCACGCGGCCGTGGTGCGGTTGGGGAGCGCCACCTCCATGCGTGTGGGTGGCAGGCGATTGTTCAAGCCCAGAATGGCGCCGAGGCTGACAGTGCGCGCCATTACCCGCCCCGCTTTCTGGCTGCGGCTTGGTGGCCATTGTCTGTAGTTCGTCGCATGCAAGGCAGTTTCCCCGGGCTACCGGGTACTGCCATAGCCCTATACCGGGTCAAGCAAGATACAGCTGGGTATGGTGCGTCACGTCTGTGCGCGTGGAGCGACGCATGTCGCTGTCAACCGGCGGCCCGAAATAGGCTGTGAATTTCGCCTCAGCTGCAGCCGCGCGCTGCAGATCGATGGTGTCTGCATCGGGAATGCTGTAGGCCTTGTGAAGTGCCCACTCGATAAGTTTGACGTGACTTCCCTCATGGATCTCGGGAGCGTCGGTACCGCATGACATGGGCTTGATCGGGAGCCGATAAACCTCCAGCTCCAGCCGATCGCCCACTTCGACCTTCCCGACAATGCGCAAGGTTCGTTCGTCCTGAACAGCGATGCAAGCAGGATTGGGGCTCTCACGCCACTGCGGCAGCTCTGCGTCCAGCCATTCGCGACTTTTCAGCGAAAGGGTGCGAGGCGGGCCGCCAGATCCTGGACGCAGCTGCAGATGAATAATTTCATAGGCCTTGTCATGCAGCGGGTAGGTGTGCTTGCCAGGTTCAAGAGAGATCCGGCACATGGCCGTCAAGACTTCCTCCCGCAGAAGCCGGCCTCGCTTGCACGCCTCGTCCTGGCCGTCATTGAGCCAGCCAGTCACGTCGGGATCGGTCCAGAAATACGGCTCCTGCGTGTCCGTGGCCAGTACACGAAATCTACGGATCAGGTCACTCAGCTTCATATCAGGCCGGCATGCCGAATTGGTCGATGAAGCCGCGTGCCATGTCCCGCGCCTTATCCAGGCTGGAGTTGCCGGGAATCTTCTGCTTGTAATTGACATCCGCCCAGCCAATGAGCGCTTTGCGATCCATGGCGTCGATGCTCTGCAGCAGCGCAAAGCGGGCATCGTCCTGCAGGCGCTGGTCATCCTCGGACTTCTTGGCAGCCGCGAGCTGGGTCTGGGTGTCATCCAGCTGCTGCGTCTGGTCGCCCTGCTGGGTGCCCTCGTGCTGGACATTGGTGGTGGTCACCGTGGTCTGCTGGCCATCCGTAGTGCCCTGCTCGGTCACCCCTTTCACCTCGATGGTCTTCTTGTCGGCCGCGCGCTCGAAAACGTCATCGTGGCGCAGGAAGCGCGCAGCCAGAAGCTCGGGCAGAACGCGCGTTTGCCCAGGCGTGAAGGTCAGGCCTGAACGGTACATGCGATCCTTGAAGGGGTTGTCGGTGCCCTTGTAGGTCACTGCGACTTCTTGGGGAGTGGTCATAACTGGTTCCTGCGGTTGATGGGTGTGGGGCAGGCCGAAGCCCGCCCCGTAGCCGTCAGCGATCAGCGTGGGCCGAGGCGCTCGCCGTGGACGATCACATCCAGGCGCGACACCTTGGCGTTGGCCGCGCCGGCATGCGTCCAGATCAGATAGGCCTCCTTGGGCAGCTTCACCGGTGCCTTGGCACTGGTGGTGCGCAGGCGTGCGGCTGCAGCGGCATCGAGGCCAGCACCAAAATAGGCCGGGTCCTGGGGCACTGCAACGTCATTCACGCCATCGGCATAGATGAAGCCCAGCGAGCCCGTGGCGCTGGCGGTCATGCCCGTGGACACGATCACCTGCGCATCTTCCAGCAGGAAGCCCTCTGGGAGCACCTGCAGGACCACAACATCGGCCACCGCGATAGCGGCCTGGGAGTCGGAATTGATGACGGCGCCCGAAGCGTTGGTTTCCAGAGTGGCGCGCAGAGTGGTGACGTTACCGTAGGGCGTGAAGCCGCCGAACTGCTGGTCGCCGATGAATTTCTTCTTGATGGTTGCCATGTTGGCCTCCGACAAATAGGGGGTGAAAGACAGGGCCGGCCGTAGCCAGCCCCTGAACCATCAGCCGCGAGGCTTGATGATTGGCACGGCGGTGTCCAGAACGGTCACCCCGTGGTCGGTGATTTCCTTGTGGTCGCCGTGGTCCACCAGGAAGCGGATCTTCGAGGCACCCCAGATCGCACCGATCAACATTTCCAGCTTGTCGCCGTGGTCGCCGGGCTCTTCGCTCCAGAAGAACGGGATGCCCGAGTGCTCGGAAGCGCCGAAGGCCATCGCCAACGCCTGGCCGCCCAGCAGCAGGCCACGGTCCACGGCGAACTTGTCACCGAAGGATGCAGGCACCAGCACACCAGATTCCGCTTCGCTGTCGTAGGAGGCGCAATACTTGATTTCGTCGCCAGCGTAGAAGCGAATCGGCTTGGGGTTCTTCAGGATCAGGATGCCGTTCCACAGACCTGCATCGCCCAGGAACAGCGGGTGATCCTTGGCCAGGCGGGCACGGGCCTGGGCATTGGCCTGGAAGGCGCGGAATGCCGGGTCCGTCGAGAAGCTGCTGTACTGGGCAGGCGAAGCCAGGAAGACGCGAATCGGGCTATCGGTGGCAGCCTGATCGTTGTCGAACTCCACGGGAGGGGGAGGCAGCGGGATGCTGTCGCCCCACTGACGCACCGAGTCCAGCACGTCCATGCTGAGCGTGTCGGTGGTCGAGATAACGAGTTCCCCCGCGTTGGCCTTCAGCTCGGCCACAGCACCAGCGCCTGCCACCAGGTGGCGGTTGCGCGATGGTGCCTTGACCCGATTCACCATGATTTCGGCGAACTTGGGGTGCGTGGACACGGGCACGGACCATTCGATCTTGTGATCGTGGAAGCCGCGAGCACCGGCCAAATGGACCTGGATCGACTGGTCCAGGTACTGGTTCATCAGCTTCTGCGCCTTGGGGCGGGCCATGCGACGCTGGTCGAACGGGCTGCGCAGCGTCGTCATGGTGTTACCCATGTCGATGGGGAAGCGCGCCTGGTTCACACGCAGCTTGTCCTCGGAATAGGACATGCCGATGCCCTTGCCCTCGGCGTACTCGCTGCCCATGATGGGGTAGCCGCCGATAGGATTGTCCAAGTGGAAGGTGATCTCGTCACCCTTGTTCTTGGTCAGGTTGTCCGCGCGCACGATTGGCATCGAGGTCTTGGACTGGCGGCCCTTGGCGGCTGCCACGGCAGAGTCCACCTTGGGCATGGAGCCCGTGAGGTGGCGCATTTGGGTGTTGCGCTGGCTGCAGGTGTGGAAGACACCTACGGCCTGCTCGATCATCGCGCCTGGTGCGCCATGAGGGGTGTTGGTTTTCGTAGTCACGTCTGGCTCCTTAAACGGAACGGTTCAGCCAGGCCTCGATCTGCGCGGGGGTCATGCCCTCCGTCGCTGCGTACATATCGGGGCCTGACATATTCGCCGTGGCGTCCAGGACCGATGCCCCGCTCGCGTGCCCACCAGGAATGGAGGACAGGCTTGCGGGAGGTGTGGTCTTGGCGCCAGCAACGGCGGCGCTTGCGGCAGCCTTGGGATCGGCTGCCGCTGTGGTGGTGGTCTTCGGTGCATTCGCGCCCTTGAAGGCGTCGAACACTTCCACGATTTCGGAGGCGGTGCCGCCGGTCTTGGGGTCAAAGAGAGCCCAATAGGCGTTGCGCACGACACTGGGTTGGGCATCAACCCAGTTCTTGAACTCCACGCTCTGGGCGATGGAGTCCGCGTCTGGGTGTTTGCTGTAGATGGCCTCGTAGTGCTCGGTAGCGGCATCCTGTTGCTGCTTGGCCTGCAGGGGGGCCAGGGCCTTGCCAACTTGGGCCTGAACCTGTGCCTCCACCTGCTGGTTGACCAGCTTCTGAATGCCTGCCGCAAGCGCCTCTTCGGAGAAGTCGCCGAACAGGCCCGCGTCCGCGCCCGCTTCGATGGCTGCCTCCGCAGTGGCAACCATGTTGTCGGTCTTGGTCGGGGCCTTGCCGGCGTCTGCCCGCTCTTGGGCCTGCGCCTGCAGGGTGGCCAGCTGCTGCTGTGCCTGCTCTGCCTGCGCCTTCCAGTGCTGCCCTTCCTCGCGCGCCTTTGCCAGCGTGTCGTAGGGGATGGTGTGTCGGCCATCACGCGCCAGCACCACGGACTTGGCGGGGTCTTCCGCTTCGGTCGTGGTGTCGGTCGCGCCCTTGTCGGTGCTGGTGTCGGCGGCGTCGGGCTTACCTGCCTTGTCATCGCCATCGGCGTCGGTCGTGGTAGCCGGTGCAGGGGTGGCTGCGGGCGCGCCACCGTTGTCCAGCGAAACGCTGGTATCGCCCTCGGCCATAGACAAAGCCATGGCCGCCTGCTCCGGCGTCAGAGCGCCGTCGATGTTGGAATAGTTGAAGTCCTGTGTTGATGTCGTCATGACTGTCCCGCCACATATCGCCGTGGCCGCAGGGGGCCAGCAATCCGGTGCAAGCGCCTAAGCGCCTGCGCCATCTGCTATTCATTCCGCAGCACTTACGCGCTACGGGCATCGCGTCACGCTGTCGCGCTTGGCTTGATAGGCACTGTCGATTCGGGGGACAAAATCTCTAAGCCCTATACCGGGCGGGAATGAAAAAGCCCGCTGTTGCGGGCCTTGCAGGGAGCGTGTGTCGGCAGGGTTAAGCCCAGGCACCGCCGCGCCAATACCGCGCCACCACCGGGCGCAACCAGGTCCACATCCCAACGTCATGCCGCTCGCGGGCGGTCAGTTGCGTGCGTGCTACGGGCAGTGGCTTGCCAACGGGATCAGCTGGCGCGAACAGCTTCAGGCCATCCGTCACAGCGTTCATGACGTAGAAGCAGGCAGCACGCACAGCGGTAACACTGGCGCTGGCGACCTGGGCAGTGCTGGCAGCGATGAAGCCCAGGGAAGCGATACAGAGGGTCAGGAAACGCGAACGAGAGGTGGCCATGTGGTTCTCCAAGTAGATGCCGTGGCTGCCGGCGCAACCCCTTGCCATGACGGGGAATCTCCATTCCACCCGCGAAAGCCGCGATGTTGAACCCCTATGCCGGGCGAGCATGAAAAGACCGCCTCGGTGGGCGGCCTGGTGAGCTGGTGCTGCTATAGGTTGTCGTCTGGTGTGGCCGTCTCGATCCCGGTCTGCCCGGTGCTTGGCTCTTGCACCACGGGCGGGAAGTTGGGACTTGTGTTCTCGCGCACGGGCGGTACCGCTCCTGCCTCGGCTTCCGCTTCGGCAGCAAGCTCTGGCCCTTGGCCCTGGATGTACGGGCTCTTGATGTTCATGGCCGCCGTCTGCGCCGGTACCGGGAAATTCGGATCGTCCCCGCCTGGCGTTGGCTTCTGGTAGCCCGCGCCCTGCATGATTGCGTCTGCGATGGGCGCGATCATCGGCATCTGTGCCACCTGGGCCGCGCCCTGCATGGAGCCGAATGCCGCCTGCACGCCGATCTGCACGGCCTGGGCCACGATCTGCTTGATTTCCGCGTCCGTCTTGCGCTCTTTCATGTCCAGCTCGCGCGCCTTGAGCTCGTTGCCGGCGTCCTTGAGCGCCTGGGCCACGGCCTCCTGAATGCGCTTTTCCACCTGCTCTGGCGTTTCCTGAGCCCCGGCCTGCTGCAGCGCCTGCACCAGCTGATCCTTGAATGGCACGTCCATCAGGGAAGCCATCAGCGGCATCACCACGGCCTGGAACTGCGGCGGCATGGCCTTGACCACCTCGCTCATGGCGTTGAGCTGCTGGCCGCGATAGGTCGGACTGCTCGGCACGTCTTCCAAGCCCACCATCAGACGCGTGCGCTGCAGGTTGTTGGACAGGTAGGGGTAGCCCGTCTGGGGGTCTACCTCTGGGCGGTTGATGACGATGGTTCGCTCTGGTGTCAGGGCATCGCCCGCGATCACCACGGTGGTTTCCTCCTTGCCCATGTCCTGCACGATCATGGACATCAGCAGCTCGCCCACCATGGTGCGGCCGCGCCGGAAGTTGCCCATCATGTGTGCCAGGCTCTGGTTGGCCTGCTCCACCTGGGTCTGCTCCTGCACGCCGCTTGTCGCGGTGCCGCGCCGGCCGCTGAATGCCCCGGCTGCTGCTGGGTTAACGCGCTCGATGGCCTGGCGCGCGCTGGCCAGCATGTCCAGCTGCTGCGCGTTCAGCTCGTAGTCGCGCTCCACCTTGAAGGTCGCGCCCGGCTGCGCCATGTTGGCAGAGTCAAGCACGATGTCGGCATCCAAGCGGCCAATGGTGCGCCGAAACACGTCGTTCGCCATCGCCACCGCGCCCTTGGTGCGCGTCACCCGATAGGCACTCATGCCCCAGCGCAAACGGCTGTTGCCGCTGTTGAGCGTGTCCTGCTGGTAGAGCATGTTGCGGATGTAGCCGAAGGGCACGCGCGTGCTTTCCTCCCGGAAGCCCCAGAACGGCACATAGGGGAAGTAGCGATGCGCGTAGGGCGTTGGGCCGTCGAACAGGACGTGAGGCCCCAGCCAGTAGCTGCGGCGCACCCGCGCCACCACGGAGCGCCGGAACTCCACCAGGCGATTGGCCACCGCATGGACGTGCGCGGGGTTGCTCTCGTCGTACTCCACCACGCGGCCGTCGCGGCTCTTGAGCACCACCACATCCACCCAGCGGCGGTACCACAGCTCGGTCGCGCACACTTCCTTGTTGAAGGGGTTAAACCAGCGATCCTCGGCCAGCGTCCACTCGCGCGCCACGTCAAAGGCACGGCTCATGCCCGTGCTGCCACCACCGTAGCCCACATCGTCGTACTCGCTCCACCAGCCCGTGCCGGCCTTGCCAAAGCGGCGGATCAGCTCTGCATGCTCGGGGAACACCCGCGCCAAGCGGCTGGGGTGCATCCAGCGCTGACGGCGCAGCCAGCGCGCATCGGACAAGTCATCCTCCTGAGCAGCCCAGTCCCAGTGAATCTCGTTGCGGTTGACGGCCTTGCACTGGTAGGGGAAGGCGAATGGGTCATCGCCCTTCGTCACTTCCACCCAGCCCAGCCCCACCCCGATCTGCGGATAAAAGGCCTTGCTGCAGGCGTCATCGGCCTTGGTATTGCGCTCTGCCTCGTTGAGCTTGAAGCTGATGGCGTCGGCCACGTCCTGGCCGCCTGGCTGGCCATTGGCAGTCACGCGCCAGTCTGTGCGGGTCGCTTCCTCGTGGCCGCGAATGCCTTCGAGCGCCGCGCCGATCAGGTTCTCCATGGATGGGGGAATGCCCAGCTTCTTCTGCGCCTCCAGCAGCTCGGTCTTGAGCTGGTTGCCCTCGGCATAGTCCATTTCCCGGTCAGCCACTGGTCGCCAATCGCGGGGCTGGTTGTCGATTTCCTCGTGAATCTCGCGGTACTCGGCCACGGACAGCGCGCCCTCTGGCGTGTCCACTGGATCAACTTCGGTCTGTGTGTCGTGCATGGTGTGGTCCTCAATGGCAAACCGGGTCTGGGGCCTCGGTGTAGTCGTTCCTCGTGCTGGCCGCGCTGGCTATCAGGCCCAGCTCCTTGGCCTGCGCGTACTGGCGGAAGGCGTCCGCGCCCTCGCTGCAGCCGTTGCTCTTGTCTGGTGTCTCGTCCAGGTAGCGCGAGTCGGCGGTGCTCCACTTCTTCTTGTAGTGGGTCAGGCGCTCGATGCCCTGCTTGGTGCCGTCCAGGTCAAACCAGGCCGTCTTGATGTGCTTGCGGGTCGAGTAGATGCCGGTAATCAGCTGGCTCACCACCGGCACGATGAAAAACGTCTGCCCTGGCAGCAGCAGCTGCAGCTGGTCCTTGACCGAGCGGTTGTAGTCGCTCAGCTTCTTGTGGTCGGCGTCGTGGGGCAGGAAGTGCGCGCCGTACACGTAGCCGCGCTTTTGCAGCTCGTGGGCGTAGTGGCGCAAGTCCTCGTTGTGGCCCTCGTAGTACCAGATAAAGCGATCTTCCTGGCCCAGCATCTGCATGAACCAGATCGCGGTACCGTCGCTGCGGCCGATGTCCCAGAACGTGTAGACGGGCAGGTCAAGCGTGGGCACATCGGTGATGCCGCCGCGCTTGCGGAGGATCATCAGCTCCTTGGCGAAGTAGTTGCCCGCCACGCTCTGCTGGAAGGCCTCGGCCGGCGTGCTGGGGTACTCGCGCCACATCCGTTCCTCGGCGCCCGCGAAGTCGTTGCGCTGCTTCTCCGCGTACCAGGCGCGCTGGCCGCCGTCGATCTTGCAGCCCATCAACTGCTCAATCTCGTTGAAGTAGTCGATCAGCTCGTCGCTGATGGATACCCCGGCCGGGTCAATCGTGTAGCTCGGGTCTTGCCACCAGGCATAGAAGTGAAAGCGGTACTGCGCCCGCGTGAGCACCGCCTTGCCCGTGACGAGCGCCATGGCCCGCTGGCACATCTTGTAGAACTCGCCGTCCGTGCCCTCGGCCGTGGACTCCACCACGATGATGCCGCTCAGTGGCACGGCCTGGAATGAGCCCGTGACCACTTCCTCTGCCTTGGCCGGGAACTTGGCGCATATCTTGCCGAACTCCGACACATGCAGCCGATGGATCGTGCCGCCGCGCACCGACGTGGCCACGCGCAGGCTGCTCTTGTTGTGCGCGAATACCAGCTCCTTGGTGCTGGCGCGTGCCAGGGGGAAGCGCTCGCGGATTTCCTCGGGCAGGTGATCGTAGGCGAACACCACCTTGTCGCGGAAGATGGCCTCGGCCGTCTCGCGGTCCTGGGCGATCATCCCGCAGCGCTGGCTGGCGTTCCACATGGCATGATCCAGCCACATGATGGCGATCAGGGTAGTAAAGCCCAGCTGGCGGGCTTTCAGGATCAGGTTGCGATGCCACAGGCGCTTAATAAAGCGGCGCTGCGCCCGGTTGGGCTTGAAGGGCTGCACAAAGCTCTCGTCGTCCTCGTCATCGCCCTTCACGATGATCTGGTAGAGCGCACCGGAGAACAGGCGCCACTCAGGATCAGCCAGGCAGCGCTCCAGCTCGCCCTGGTCTGCAGGCAGGTGCCCGGCTGGTATGACGTGAGGGCCGCGCTTAGACCGCTTGCCGGCCTTGGCGGCCCAGTTGCAGCCCAGCTGGCCGTCCAGCTCGCGCCCGTGCTCCACGTCAATGACTGCTTCATCCTCGTCCAGGCAGCCCGGCTCCTGCGCAGCTGCAGGCAGACGAGGGGTAGGTACGCGCGCAGCAACCACGGCGCGCCGGCTCTTAGTCGCCATCGTCGTCACCCACGTTCTGGCGCGGCACAAAGGCGCTGCCGCCTGCTGCAGGCTCGGCGCCCTCTGGATCGTGTTGCACGGGCGTAAAGCCGTTGCTGTTGCCGCCGGCAATGCGATGCAGCAGAGCCGATAGAGGGTCGGTCTTCTGCTGGTTGTCCTTCTCGTAGATGCCAAGGTGCCGCGCCAGCTTCTCGATGGCGTCCAGCTTGGAGTGCATCTTTATCTCAATGCCTTCCTTGGTGTGCTTGGCGCCCGCATAGAGCGCTGCAGCCTGGGGGCTCAGCTTGCGGGTGTCCATCGCCACTACACGCGCAGCACCATCGCCACCGCACTCGGGGCATTCAGGGTGTGGCAGCTTGAGGGCGTTGAAGCCGATGCCGCCTTGTTCATCGAACTGGATGGGGTCTTTGCCCTTATCCAGCCACTGCTCGCGCTCGAGGTTGTACTCGCTCAGGGTGCGCTGGTACTTGAAGCCTTCGCCCCAGCAGTGGCGGCAGCATCCGGTCTTCACCTGCGCCAGCTCACGCGCGTCAGCGAAGGCGATCAAGCCCAGCTCCATCACCACTCGGTCTGCGGTGATGTGGGTTCGCTGCTGCAGCGCCAGCCTTGCATCGGCAATCGCAGCCACGATTTCAGGTTTTTTCAGGTTCTCATGGCCGATAGCGCCTGCGGTGCCTGCGCTGTATCCTGCACGAACTGCCGCCTGCGTGGCGTTCAAGTCAATCAGGTATTCATCGACAAAGCGCAGCTGCTTGTCTGTCAGCTGCAGCGGATTGGCGGCCTTGGGGCTCGCCTTCTTGGCTGGCGCGCGTGGCTTGCGGGCGGGCTTGGCCGGTGCCTTGGGCGATACCTTCGGCGTTGCCTTCTTGACACCGGCCGCGTTTCGCTTGGGTGCAGGCGCGGCTTTGCCTGCGGCCTTCTTCGCTGGGGCTGCAGGCTTCTTCGTCGTCTTCCGGGGTGCAGGTTTCCGTCCTGCTGGTGATGTGGCCATGCGCGCCAGTGTTCGCGCGCGCGTGCATTTGGTCTAACCCTATGCTGGGCGGAAAAAACCGCCCTGGGGCGGTTGGTGGGTTGGGGTGCTTTGGCTCAGCCTTCGCGGCGGCTTTGGAACCTGGCCAGCAGCTCAAGCTGGGCCGTGTGCCAGGGCGTGCAATAGGTGCCCTCGCGCTTGCAGTAGCTGATGATGTCCGCGCGCTCGGCCAGTGGGTCTTTGGCGTTGCGCTCGTCCATCAAGCGCTCCATCGTGCTGGCGCTCAAGGCGTCCATCCACTTGAGCGCGGCGCGCCCGTTGTCGCGCAGCATGCGGCGAGCCCCACGGTACTTGGCCCGCGTCATGCCGGCCGGCGCCACGAACATCACGCAGGTAATCACGTACTCGTCCTGGTCCGTGACGCCAGGGAAGGCATGCGCGCATGCGTGGCGGTCAGCTGCTGCCACGTAGGTGCAGTGGGTGCAGTCGCTGCACAGGTCGTCGTCGCTGATGGATTTCATGGTGTGTTTCCTTGTGGTCAGTTCAGACCGGAGGTAAGTTGTCCAGGGTGGTCAATAGGGCAAGTCGTCGTCAGTCAGCTCGCAATGAATACGGCTCTTGGCGGCAGCCCGCGCGGCCAGCTCGATAGACCGGGCGATGTCGGGCAGGCGAGTGAACAGGCGATAGCCCGGCGCCGGCTCAGGCGCGCACTCGTCGCCCCAATCGTCGTCGTGCCAGCGCTGCACGCGGCGCACATAGATACCCAGGCGGGTGGGCGCAAAACGCTCGGCCTGGTCCTGCTCTGCGCGATAGAAGGCCTCGGCCACATCCGAAGGTACGCGGCCCTCGTCGTGGCAGAAGTAGCAGGAATACAGGGCGCCGGTTCCGTCTTCCATGTCGCGGAACCCGCCGCAGCGCGGGCAGTCAGCGCCAGCGTCGGTGGCGCTGGTGGTCGGTGCGGTGTAGAGGGTCATGGTTTGGTTTCTATGTGTTGCGTGAGTCTTGATTCTATGCGCATTGATTCAAGAATAGCGATTCCCGACCACTCCTTATGGTTGTTTTTATGCGCATTGATTCAAATAGAATGGGTGGGATGAATGCACCCAAGAAAACCACCCACGGCGGCGCCGGTCGCGGCCAGGGCCGTAAGCCCCTCTCCGACAGCGGCGAGCCCCTTGTCGCCATGAACACCACAGTTACCGCAGAGCAGCGCAAGAAGTTCCGCGAGCACCTGGGCAGCGCCTGGCTGCGCGCAGCCATTGATGCAGCCCCCATCCCAAAGAAAAAGCCGGCTGGGCCGGCTTGAGTCATTTCTCCAGGTTCAGCTGCTGCTGGTTGGCATCGGGCCGGTGTGCCCGGTAGGCCTTGTTCTCGCGCTCCAGGCGCTCTACCCGCGCCGCCAGCTCGGTGGCCAGGTACAGGTGCTGGTTGGTGCTGTTGATAAGGATCGCTTGGGCCGTGGCGCCCACGCTCAGCATGGCAAGGGCTCGGTCCTCGCTGGGCGTCAGGTGCAGCACCACGTCCTGAGCGCCGTCGCGGCCCGCAATTTCGATCAGGATGTAGCCACTGTCCAGGATCGTCTTGCTGATGTTGCGCGTGGGCGGGTATTCCTCCACCAGCTCATAGATGCCCCGCAGCAGGCGCTTGAGCTTCACGTCGCCCACCAGCGCGCTCAGGCGGTCGTCCACAATCGACAGCTTGAGCCCCGTCAGCTCGGCCACGGTTTCACGCGTGGCGATCTGGTTTTTGGCGCGCAGCTCGCGCACCGCGTCCAGGACGCGCACCGTGCTCGGGATCGGCTTGGTAGGCGCTTCGTCCTGCACCTCTGCCGGCGTCTCAGATTGCATCGCTTCCCCCTTCCTGCCATTGCGGCACCTTCGCAGGCCACTGGCCCGCATCCTTGATCTGTTGGCGCGTGCGCTGGGCCATGACCCGGCCCAGCTCGATGTGCGCCTGGCGCCCACCATCCACCAGCCGGTACTGGTCGAATGCCGTGTGGCAGCCCTCGATGTCCGGGCGGGCGCAGCACAGCGGCATGCTGCGGCGGTCGTCCACCTTGAGGCGCGCGCCCTTGCCCTCGTTCTCGTGCGCATGCTGGCTGTAGCCCGCAATGCCGCACCAGGCGCAGGGCATGGCGGCCACCAGACGGCGGTACGTCTCGCTGCGCAGCGGGCGCTCCTTG